AAGTTAAAGATATAATTTTTTATTCTATACCTAAAACTAATATTAATTTTAATAAATTGAACTATAAAGAATTTCAATTAATGTATAAAAAGGAAATTTAATTATGGCAGCAGCTGCACCAGTTATAACATTACTTACATCGGCAGGTGTTAAAGGAATGATAGCTAGATTTGCATTATCAGTAGCAGTTTCATTTATTACAAATAAATTATTTGCTCCAGATATACCAAATGCAGGAGTTGGAGAAACAGCACCTGATCCTGGAATTAGACAAAGAATTGCTTCTGATCCTAATAATAAACTTCCTGTTATTTATGGACAAGGTAAATTATATGGTTCAATTACATTTGCAGATATAACATCTGATAACCAAACAATGGCATTTATTATTTCATTATGCGAGGGGCCTATTGAAAGTATTGATGATATATATTGGGACAATTTTAGATTAACATTAGATAGTAATGGTAATGTAACAAATGCAACAGATCCAGATGGTAATACAGATGACTTTTTAAATGGAAATTTAATAGTTAAAAAATTTAAAGCTGGTGGTAGATGTTCTCCTATGGAAACATTTTCTACTAAATGGAATACTAATGCTGCAAATAGAACAATGCCAAATGTTGCATATTTATATGTAGAATTAAAATATAATAGAGATGAATCTGTAACAGGATTAACAAATAAATTAGGTGCAGAAGTTCACGGTAAATTAGTTAGAACTTTTAGTGGAAGCACTTTATCAAGTACTTTATCATATTCAAATAATTCAGCTGAATGTTTATTAGATTATTTAACTAATACTTTTTATGGCTGTGGTGATGTAATAAGTGATTCTGATCTTGATTTAAATTCATTTATTGCTCATAAAGCATTTTGTGACACTTTAATTTCACATACAGATAAAAATGGTGCTACAGTAAATGCTAAAAGATATACAACAAACGGAGCATTAAATACGAATGATACAAGAGATTTAAATATTTCTGATTTAGTTGTTTGTTCTCAAGGTATATTTGGATATCATTTAGGTAAATTTCAAATTATTTCTGATACTACAGGCTCATCTGTAATGTCATTTAATCCTGATAATATGTATGGGGATGTTACTATAGTTAATGATGGTTTTAATAGCACATTAAATAAAATAAATGTTTCATTTAATTCTATTGATCAAAAATTTCAAGATGATCAAGTATTTTTAAGTTTAGCTAGTAATCAAAAAGCATATAATGAACCTGAATTAGTTCAGGATACAAGATTAAAATATTTAAATAATAATATTATGGCTGAAAGAGTTGCCAATGTTATTATTAAAACATCAAGAGATAATTTAATTGTTTCATTTAAAACAGATACAAGGGCTTTAGCATTACAAGTTACAGATATAATATCAGTTACAAATAGTACTTATGGTTTTACTAGTAAATTATTTAAAATTAATTCTATTACTGAAACTGATATGAATACTGATGGTGTATCAGGATATTATATTACTGCACAAGAATATAATGCTAATGCATATGCAGAACAAGCATTAACAGAATTTCAAACAGTTCCAAATACAAATTTAGCTAATCCTAGAAATTTTGGAACAATTACTGATTTAACATCCGTTACTAGTAATACAGATTCTTCTACTCCATTTGTAGAACTACAATGGACTGTACCTACTGGATTAACAGAAACATTTGAAATATATGTTGGGGATAGTGTTAATGATGCTATTGCTGATAGAGAATTTAATATTTCATTTAGAACATCAACAGGTCCATTTACTGAAAATCAAGTAATTAGACATAAAGTATTTGATTTAGATTTTACAGATACATTAGTATTTTGGGTAAGACCAATAAACCAATTTGCTAGAGGGTCTTTTTCTAATGCTTATGATTTTGGTGTATTTAGACCAGGAGCTGGTGGTATTACTTCAGGTGTTTCAGGAATTATTGTAGATCCTAATGATACAAAAAACCCTTATGGAGTTGTAAATAGATTTACTCAAATTAGATATGGTGACAGTTCAACTGGTTCTAATATGAGAGATACATTTAATGATACTCCTGCTGTTCAACAATTAGGTTATGCAGGAACTACAATTAATACAATTACAAGAACTGGTGGTACTGATGGTTCTGGATCTATAACATTTCCATCAAGTATTAATTCCTAATTTCGATTCAGGTGTATCAACAACAGAAGAACAAGAATTAAGTTTTACAGGAACAAGAGGTAATGTAACACAAAAAGAATTATTACATATTAATTTAGCTGATGATATACAAAATGCTACATCTAGAAAAGTAATTGCAAATGCTAAAGATTGGGATACAGCTGGTTTTTTAACTGCAGATTCTTCATCTAATAGTGTTAAAGTTAATGGTATTTTAGAATTAAGTTCATTAGTTACTGATGGTGTATCAAGTGGTTTTGGAAGATCTGTATCTATAGGTACTTCAACTGCATATGTAATGTCTAATACTGAATTATTTTCATTTAAATTAGTTAGTAATGCTTGGACATATTATGCAAGAACAAATGCAGGTGGTGTTCAAAACTTTAATGTTTCTAATATGGGAGATGATGTTTTACTTTATAATTCATCAGTTACTGAAGGTGAAATATGGAATGTTTATTTAATACCATCATTATTAGGAGCTTTAGGTGGTGCACAATTTAATTAATATAGGAATAAAATAATGACAATACTAGATACAATATCAAATTTAGATATTAGCAATAACATTGTAGATACAAATGATAAAATTATTGTGTGGTATAATGGAACTAAAATTAGATATTATCATAGATATGAAAAAGTATTTCAAGATGTTGAAACTGTTAGTGGTATTATATCAATTAAAATACAAGATGATGATACTATAAAAGTTACTACAGGCACAACTGTTAGAGAAATAAATTTAACAAGACCTGGAACAACAAATACATATACAATTACATTAGATAGTAATTATGATAATACTAGTAATCCAATCAGAGCATGGGAATTATCTTTAACAGATTATGGTGATTTAACAGATACTATGTCTTCAACTGTTGCAGGTACGGCTACGGCTATAGCTTCTGCAATTGATAATTTAGCTAATTTTAGCGCTAGTGCAAATAACAATGTAATTACTTACACTAATTCAGCTTCACAAGTTGTTGCAACAAGTTCAATAAATTATAATGATTTTATTGCAACTGGTGGTGGACAATTTAACTAATAAAGGAAATTAAAAATGGCAATCAGTTCTGTTTACGCAAACGCAGGAACATGGTCAGGCTCAGATATTATTACTGGTATTAATGTAAGAAACAATTTAAAAAATATTCATATTATAGATAGTACTAATGTTGCTGTAGTAACAACTACAAATACACAAATATTTACTGATAGTGGCGGTTATTCATCTCAATTTACTTATTCAGATTCAGCAGATATTGTTGGTTTTGGTAAAGAATTTATTTTAGATAATGACTTATATATTTATAATTCAACTCAACCTAGCTCAGAAACAAGATGGAGTGCAGGATCCAATACACAATATTCAGTTAATTTAGGTACATTAGGTTATTTAAATAATGCTACATTATCAAATGGAATAGGTGCTATTGATGCATTATCTGAAATTAGAACAGGAATATTAGGATTAGGTATAAGTGGAGTAACTGTTTCATTACCTGCTTATGTAGATGATATAAATCCTGATAGTGGTCTTGTAGATTTTTCAGGTTATGAAATAATAGTTAATTTAGGTACATCTTCAAATGAAGTAACATCTTTTTCAATTAATGATGTTGCTGGTGATGGTACAAATATTATTCATAATTATGAACATGAAACTGATGGTGCAGGAACTTCATTTGCTACAAATATAACTTTAACTGAACCTGATGGAACAGGAACAATAACATTAAATGTTGCAGCTAATTTAGAAACTGATGATCAATCAGATGATATTGGAAATAATTTAATAAATTTAATAAATAGTGGTACTGAATCGCCTAATAATTATAATGCTACATATGATACTGCAGCTAAAAAAATTACGTTTACTAGCACAGTTGGATTTAATTCAAATCCTAGTGAATTATGGACCGCAACAGTAAGCAATGGAAGTGTTACTGGTACAGATGCAGGTAATATTGTTTTTGGTAATGCTTCAATTACAAGAACTGGAGTATTAGGTGAAACATATAATATTACTGCTCCTAATTTATACACAAAAACTATGGGCGGACAACCTTTATTTAATAAGGTTACATTTACTGGTGGAAGTGTTACATCATTTAGTAATAATTTAGATGCAACAGCGGGTGCTCTTGAATTTAAAAATGCATTAAATGCTTCTTTAAATGGATATATAACAGCTGTTATAGATTCAGGTGATTCAAAAATAGTTAATTATACCACAACAATTCAAGATGATATTGGATTAGATTTTACTTTTTCTGATTCAAATATTACAAAAAGTATTACACAAGGTATTTTAGGTACAACACAAACAGATATTAATGATGCTGGAAAAACTAATGTTCAAGTAACTAAACCAGGAAGTAGTTCAACTGATTATAATAAAGGTTTTGTTGGTTTTAATCCAGCTTTACCTGGTGCTGTAAATACAATTGCAGATGTAATAGGCAATGTTAATAGTTTAATTACTGATTGGACTATTGAAGTAGATCAACCAGTTACTAATCAAATTAGGTTTACTGCAGTTAATAACGGATATGTAAATAATATATATAAATTACTTGTAACTAATAATACTGGTACAGGAAATACAATAGGTAATTTTACAACAGGTGTTGGTAATGCTTCAATTACAACATTAGGTTCTAAAACACCAGATTATTATGGTTTAAGATCTGTTGATTTCGCTAATAAAGATGTATTTTCTAATACTACAACAGATTATTCTTGGTTTGAAACTACTAAAAATACTTTAGGAACTATATTTCCAGGATATAAAGTAGCTACTCTAAAAACTCCAGAATTTGCATTTGATGGAATGTCAAATGGTTCTGCAGCATTAGTAGATGGATTTTTTAATATAATTGCTAATTCAAATGGACAATATGTTATTGATACAGATGCTTTAACTGTTTCTGAAATATATAATATTCCAGTTGATAGTCCTGATACAGTATTAAGTGGATCAGAAATGATTTATTTTTCTACTAAAATATATTTAGCATATAGGGTAAGCAATGATAGTGATATTACTGGTTTATCTTTAGGTGCAAGTGATACTGGTGCAACAATTTACACTAACAAAGGAAGTACTTATACAATTACAGATAGTAATAGTGATGTTTTAATTGCTGAATATATCTATAAATGGAATGGTACTGCCTGGGTAAAACAAACTTAATAAAATAAAATATATATCCACAGATATGTATTTACTCATAACTAACCTACAGGAGATAATATGAGAATATCCAACATTACTTAGGAGGAGCAGATAATATTGTTGCTCGAGAAGTAACTGAAGGTAATTCATTTTTATTATCAGTAGAAGATGGAACTATAGATTTTAGTTCTGCATCTACTACTTTTGATATAAAAGCTGATTTATTTGAAGCAAATGTTACAAGAAAAAGAGGATCTATTGTAATTGATTCATTAGCACAAGTCGGAAGTGCAACACAACATTCATATACAAAGTCAGAACTTATACATAATACTGGTACTGCTGGTAAATTTGAATTGTTGGTTCCAAGTACATTATTATCAGATCAAGGAAGTTTTACAGCTACCCCTGATGATACATCACCATATATTGTGGTTATGAAAGTACAATGGGCACAGGGTACTCCTGAAGTTAAAAATTCGATAAGGTTTGTATTTGTAATAAGATATCAACCTCAGTAAAGGAATAAAATAATATGACAATTAAAATAGATGGAACAACAAAAGTTATAACTGTTTCAAAACAAACAGGTCCAACTGGAGCAACCGGTCCACAAGGTGCAACAGGCCCACAAGGTCCGCAGGGTGATCAAGGTATTCAGGGGATCCAAGGTTTAACAGGTCCAACAGGTCCGGCTGGTGCTAAAGGTGATCAAGGTATACAAGGTATAGCTGGGGCTCAAGGTGCTCAAGGTATACAAGGTAATCAAGGAGCACAAGGGGATCCTGGAGTTGTTGATACAACTGCAATAAATAACGCTGTTGATAATCGAGTAAATAAAGCATTTGTTGATAATTTAAATGTTAATGCTGATCAAGTAGATGGTTTTGAAGCTGCAGCATTAGAAAAAATTGCTAACAAAAATCAAAATAATGGTTATGCTGGTTTAGATAGTGCTGGTAAAGTTGCAAATGCACAATTACCTAGTTATGTAGATGATGTTGAAGAATATGCTAATTTTGCTTCATTTCCAGGTACAGGTGAAACAGGTAAAATATATGTTGCTATTGACACTGGTGATGTTTATAGATGGTCAGGAAGTGCATATGTACAAATTAATGATGCTGTAACTTCTGCTGATCAAGCTACAAGATTGGCTACTGCTAGAAATATTAATTTAACAGGTCCAATAACTGGAACTGCTAGTTTTGATGGAACTGCTAATGCTAATATTGCAACAAGTTTAGATATATCAAGTAAAAGTACTTCTGATTTATCTGAAGGAACTAATTTATATTATACTGATGCTAGAACAAGAGGAGCTGTATCAGCAACAGGATCTATAAATTATAATTCAGGAACAGGTGTATTTTCTTTTACACAAGGTAATACTGATACAATTACAGAAGGATCTAGTAATTTATACTTTACTGATGCAAGAGCTCAATCAGTTATTGATTCAAATTCAGCTGGTTTTATTACTGCAAGTTCATCAAGTGCACTTACAAATAAAACTGGTAATATAAGTCAATGGACAAATGATGCTGGATATATAACAGCGGAAACTGATAGCCAAACATTATCATTTAGTGATCCTAATTTAACTATTTCAAATGGTAATACTGTTGATTTATCAAGTTTGTCTGCTAATCCATTTGATCAAAGTTTAAATACTACTGATGATGTAACT